ATTCCCTGCCCCTTCCAAGTCGGGGTTCCTCGAGTCACGAAGTACCGGAGTTTACCGTTCTCATCGAGCTCTTGAGCGAACTCAGCATCAAGCAGGGCCGGGACCGGGCCGATCTCCTTCCTGTACCCCATCATATCCGACTTGCGGGTGATGATCTGATCCATAACCGAATCGGCGTGGATCGGGTTCTGAATAAACATAACGTGGGCTTGCTCCGATCCCATCGGCAGAATATCGGAGGTCAACATATCGAGCTTGCGAAGTACCGTTGCTGCCGACTGAGTCCGTGTGTCCACATCATCAATAATAATCAAGTCGGGTCTTAAATCATCATCTTTAAAACCACGTTTCCCGCCATCTAGACCAAATGCAACGAAGTAGGCCCCGCCGTCAGTAGCTACTCGAGACTGCGACCAAGAGCCTTTAGTGTGTTCATAGAGCCGGGGCTTCGCGTGGAGGGGAAAGAACTCTTTTACATTGTCAGACTCGAGTTTGCGCTTTATTGAACTTAGATGGTCGTTTGCCTGAGAGGTGGTGCCACAAACGTAAGCGACAACCTTCTTCTTACCTGTTACCGTCAGAGCGACAGCAGCAGCCTCGGCAGTCGTTGACTTACCTCCCCCTCGAGCCAATGCAAAAAGGATGTTCTGCATTGGGTCCTGTTCCGGGGTACCAATCTTCCACGCCCACTCCCAAAACTCGGCGTGGTGGTCAGCGAAGCCGTGATAGACCGTCTTAGGAAACATTTCATTTAGCCAATCCTCCCAATCATCAGGGAGCGACTCTTCCCGGGTCTCTTGTTTAAGCCCGTCCGCTAATGTTTCCCAAAACCGTTTTCTCAATGGCATCGAGGATTTTTGTAAGAACCCGTCTATCACGTATAAACTCTCTGAGAATGGCTATAAACCTGTTAATGAGGAACATCATTTCTTCAACTGAAACGACTTTTTCTGCAATCGAATTCGTCTTGTTTTGCGCTTCTATGAGCGTCTTTTTATGTGCTTGCAGCTTCGTGATCTGCTCATACTTCACGGCCTTGACTGCGCCAAGCCGGATGATGTTCATAATCTTCTTCATTGCCACGCCTTTGGATATCGTCCCGGCCTCCCCTTGTTTCCGGAGATTATCCATACGGAGCCACAACTCCGGCAGGGTGCTTTCATCTTCATCCGTTGAAAACACCTCGACTATTTGCATATCAACGATGGCAATATCGTCAAGCAATGATAACGGTGCTTCGCTCGAGAGAGCGTCAAGGTAACGTTGGAGCGAAGATCCCTTGAGGTACTTAGAGTATTTACCGTGTTTGTAGTTCGCTGATGCTACGCCTCTAGGTGTGGCCCCGCCGTGAAATCGACAACGACCATTCGCAAGCCCGGGATTCTTACAGGGCTTGCCTGATCCTTTCGTTTTCGCTCCACAGAACTCCGTGTCAGAGACAGGAATAGGGGCCGTTTTCGACTTGTCCATAGGGTTGCTATCGTTCTAAGGGGTTTTTTCGCCTGATTCTTTCTCAAAGTCTTTTCGGAGCCGGATCATTCGGGCGGTCTCCCAAGCTTGGCGGTACTCTGTTTCCTCGAATAGTTTAGAGAATCCGGTAACGTGCTTGAGTTTGAGGATCTCTTCTGCCGACATACCTAGATTCTCGCATACCTCAGAATCCGTCATTCCGTTCTCGAGCATTTGGAAAACCATATTCCCCATTCCTGTTACGGAGTGTTCTCCCCGGGCACGGTTGTGTCTGACTGTTGCTGCCATCCGCTCGTTGATATCCTTCTTTAGTACCACGATTGGCAATCTGCCGTTGTTGCGCTCGAGGATATCCTTTTGGGTCTTTGCCACGAAGTACCTATGAAACCCGTCGATGATTACGTATTTCTTTTTTTCCTCGTCATAAATCGTCACAATCGGTTGCGTGTAGCCATCTGCCTTGATGGACTTGTACAGCAGGCTCATTTCTTTTCGGGCTACTGCGTTGGGGTTGTAGTCGTTAGGCTCAACCTTTTCTATTGGGACCCAACGCACCAAGTCGATGGGTTGCTGAATAGGGGATAAAGAGTGCAGGAGTTCCCTTAGTTCGTTGAGGAGTTCAGCCTGACTATGTGAGCTTCGTACGTAGTCGGTTATGGCCTTTTTGATATCGCTCATATGCTTGTTGCTTTCGGTATTGGGGTTACAGGTATCGAAATGTTGATCTGCGGACCACCAAAATAGGGTCGGTTTATTATTTTGTGCGCGTTTTTAGCAATTAACGAGCGTAATCCGTTGGCGGTGTCGGTTGCGAATTGATCCCACTCCGCGATAGTTGATTCCCTGCGTCTGCCCGTATTTTTGTCGAGAAACCAAATTCCGGAGCCGATGTAGCCCCGCATTTGCCGTCGAATAGCCTTTAGGTTTTCCCGCTCTATCCTGTATGGGTCCAGTTTGCTCATTTCTTTTTTGATTTCTTGTTTAGCCGGGCCTGTTCCTTCACCTGCAGGGCGGTGACTTTATCGTTTTCGAATGGGTGTTGAACCGGGTCAACCTTTAGGCCCATTGCCATCATTTGCGCCCTGTCTCCTAGTGTTGCCAAAAGCATATACCGCATCATTTTATTCGCTCCCTGTTTATGATTTCAATATCGCTTGGAGGCTTCATCCCTGTCCAGTATTTGTAGCCGTCTAGGTAGAGGTGTGGCTTTATCTCTCCCTTAAAGTCCTCGAGTGTACCGTGATCCCGGATGTACTGAATCACCGCGTTCCATCTGTCCCGTTTCCAAGAGTTCATCTTGCTACGAACGAGATACCAATGGGGCCACTTTGCCATCGTCTTGGCGAAGTACCAAGTATCGTGTTCGAGCCACTTGGCAACCTCCTCCGGGGTCATTTTATCATCGTCTACTGATAGCTTGCTCATTCTTTCACCTTGTATTCGTGTCCACACTCGGGGCATATAACATCCCGGTAGGTCATATCACCAACCATTTTAAGGGCTAGTTCGCGGGCTTGTCTTTGGATATCCTCCTCGGTCACGGTTTGTCCGGAGAACTGGGGTTCGCTTGTTGGGCTAAACTCCGGCCCGAAGGCTTGCGGAGCCTCAACTCCCCAGTCAATTAGGTCCTCTTTCTCCCATTCGTTTGCTAATTGGTCCCAGTCCCATTCCCCGGGGTGGGTGTTATCCTTGATGATGAACTCCCGGACTTTCTCCGGGCTAAGATCGGAGGACCTGATGAATGGTACCGCCTTCATCTTTAGTTTCAGGACTGCCCGGAGCCTCATGTTCCCACCGAGGACCACGTTGTTTTCATCAATAACGAACGGCCTCAACTCAAGCATTTCAGGGAAACCCCGGACGGACTCGACCAACTCCTTGAACTTTGATTCCGTTATGGTTCGCGGGTTATTGGGGTTCGGCGTAAGGTCCTTTGGGTTAATTTTTTCGAGTGGCATAGGTCTATTTTATCCTGTTCATTATCCGCACAAAATGCGGGTTACAGTTGTGTTCCCTAGTGAGACTCTCGGACAGCATTTCCTCTGTCCCATCTAGGTTGTGGATGAAAACTAGGGGTAGACTTTCGATTGGGTTTTCTGATCCCTGCTCCTGTTGGTACTCGGTCTCGATCTGTGTGCTTGGGTGAGCCAGTAGCCTTGAAAGTACGCCCGGGAAATCCTGGGGTTTATAATCAGGCATCGCGAAGATGGCCTCGTTTGCTATCTCGAGACGAATATCTTTATCAATAATCTTGGGGGAAACCGTTATCCAGTTTGGCCATACCGCCTCCTTGTTCTCGGGAAGATACCGCTCGGACATTGAAATGCTTCCGTTGGTTTCAAGCAGTACATAGAACCCGGCTGTACGGAGCGTTTCAACTAGGTTCGGGTCAATCTCGCTCAGGGGTTCTCCTCCTGTTAAAACGACAAACTTAATATGCTTCCCGGCCTCTTCTTTGACTTGGGCTAATATCGTTGAGGCGGTCAAGAACCTTGATCCCTGCTTCGTGAAGTCGGCGTTGCACCAAAGCGGACATAATGCCCCTGTTTTCTCTGCGTATCGTGTTCGGTCGCGGTCTGCTCCGTTCCACATATTGCAGCCGATAAAGGAGATGATAACGGCCTTTCTTCCCGAGTGATACCCGGTGCCATAAACCCCGGACTTGATAGATTTTACTCGGTAGGACATTACCGAGTTGGGGTTATTACTGCTCATAATGGGTAGCTAGTTTTAATGTTGGTTTTTTAACTTACGGTAAACGGAAAAGGAAACCAACCCTTGCATATGCCGTATACCGGAACTATATTATCAGAGGAACAGGGTAATTGTTGCGGAGTTACCCTTTCCTTGAAACCTCCATCGGTTTTCTTTAGTCCTGTCTCGGTCGGCCCGCAACGCCACCGGGACGGGACTTTCTTTTTGCGACAATGATTATAAGAGTCAGAAAGCGGGTTGCGAACTACGTTGTAGTCGATCAAGAAACGGCCCGGCTAAAAAGCATATCATTTAAGGCCCGGGGGTTGTGGCTCCTCATAATGAGTTTCCCCGACAACTGGGAATCCAACCCCGAACACCTCGCTAAACAGTCTGGAAAAGACGGACTCACCGCCGTTCGATCTGCACTAAAAGAACTTCAATCAGTCGGCCTTGCCCGGCTCATAAAACAGAAGGATCCAAGCGGGCAGTTTACAGGATCTCATTGGGACGTTTACGAAACACCGGACCTAAACACCGGGATGCAGGAAACCTCCATCCCGGTCCGAGATGCAGGTTTCCCGGAAGTCGGGAAACCCGAGAGTCGGGAAACCCTCGCTATAAGAAGTAACAACTCAGAAGAAAGAATTATCTCTCTAAGAGAGCCGACCCATTCGGGTTCATTGAAGGAGGACAGGAAAGTACACCCTGCATTATCAATCTATGTTGACGTTTGCGGATTCGATCCCCCTCTTTATTTCTCGGACCTGATTATTCAGAAGGTCGGAATAGCCCCCAAAGGTTTAGAGCATTGGCGGGCAGTCTGTGAGACTTGGGTTGCCACGCCCGGTTGGAACGAGCGTCAGGTTAAGAAGATGATCGACGATCTTGATAACCAACGAGAAGAGAAGCCCAAGCGGACGTTCAGCAAGGACTCAGGTTCAGATCGTAAGCGAGGCAAACTTGGTACCGCCTCAAATCCCGGAAGGCCCGGGGGCTACATTCAAGGCACAGGCCCACTTCCATTTATAAAAAAATGATTTCGACCCACGACTTAAAAATCGACCTTGAACACTACCGGGCAGTTGAGGCTCGATTAAAACCTTTTGAGTTTCGGATTATGGATCGGGACTACAAGGTCGGGGATCGGATTTGCCTCCGCGCATATGACCGGGGACTATCAGAATATATTCAGGGACTCGGCATCATCTACGGCGAGATCACCTACATACTCGATCTCGATACCGTCACGTTCGCCAAGTTTCCTCCGGGGTTCGGAATACTCGGAATTTATTACGCGCCACTAACGAAGCCTCAAGGGGGAAATCCGATCAGTAGCTTAATTACAGAAGATCCGGATGAGTTCCTTAAAAAGATGACAGGCAAAACGCTCAAGGAGTTCGATCAAGGAGCAAGTAAACAATTGAGGTCCCAACTTCTCAGGGAGGATATCAACTCTCGTATATTTTACTCCCGCTCAGAAATGACTTCCCTTATTGCTAATTATAACATCCCGGGAAATGCTTTTTTCAGAAAGGCCGTTCCATTTGAAATGGTGGACCCAAGAAATTACACCGAGGGAGAAAAACTGATGCTATCAAAAGGCAGCAAGACACCTGTATTTGTTAACAGGTACAAAATTACAGAGTCTTGGATCAGGGGGTATCTACTAAAATAAAAAAACCCGGGTGAGGAGACCGACCAACTCACCCGGATTCGAGAGACACGAGAACCTTTCGATTAACGATATCAAAAACTAACAACTAAAGATCGCCGAGTCAATACGGAAAAAACTACCATAACCTTCCGCTTTACGGAACCTTACGTATACCGTACCGTCTAATCTATAAACAGGCCCCTATCAATAAAGAGACACCAAAATGAGCAAGTTCAGCACCACCGTAAACTGCTTGGGACAGGAAATAACCGTCGAGTCAGCCACCTTCCTTGAACACTTCAAGGCCCTAGCCGGGATCTCGGACCTGAATCGTGATTACCGCTACTTCCACAAACGAACGGATGCCCTAATTAAGGACCGTTGGAGTTTGGCCCCGGTCAATAATCGGCCCGCGAAAGCCCCTTCACCAAATATCTATTTGTCTCACTCGGTCATAACGGAGAAAGGTAAAAAAGGGGAGTATTTCAAACTGAGGGAGTTTCACACGCAATGCAATCAAACGCTCGGGCAGCTTAACGAGGAAAATCCAATAATCGGACTGTTTCCAAAGGCTGACGATGGTTTTTATAATCCAGAGGAGCAAACAGCGTGAGCCGACCCAACCTTGAAGAACACCGCATTCAAAAGTCTTTTTTGGAGTGGTGCCACTACCAACGGCACAGCTTTCCAACGCTTGATCTTTTATATGCGATTCCAAACGGAGGGAATCGATCCAAAAGCGAGGCCGGGAGGTTCAAGGCCGAGGGAGTCAAGGCCGGAATGCCGGACCTGTGCCTGCCCGTACCGTCAGGTAGTTACTCGGCCCTATACGTAGAGGTGAAAACCAATAAGGGTCGGCTCCGCGATTCTCAGAAGGACAGGATCGACCTTTTGCGCCAAGCAGGGAATGCCGTAGTGGTGTGCCGGGACCTAGATTCTTTTATCGCCGTGATTCTTGCTTATTTCAAACTTAACTACCTGCGTGACGAACAACTCTTTAACGTTCCAATAGAGGAAATGTGATAATGTTCAAAACCGTATACCCAACGACTGCTCACCTGATTAAACAAGCTAGGGGCCGTGTTCACGATAAATCACTTGCTGAACGGCCGCAACCCGAGTTTTTCATTATTGACGATATCGACGAATCTTGGACACCTACCCCGGCTGACCGGGCGAAGATGTTTCACTCTAAAAATCCGGAGGTTATGAAAAGGATCGTGGGGTTATGCCGGAAGTTCAGGAAAGACGGTAACGAGGGACAGTGGGGGATCAAGGGGGCCTTCGAGCAACTGCGATATATGGCCTCTGAAAACGGGCGGTATGATGATTTTAAACTCAACAACTCATACACGGCTTGGTACTCCCGGGAGATAATGAGGCTAAATCCGGATCTTGGGGAAATTTTCAAAACGAGAGAACAGCGATGAATGAACTACGGGAAAGGATTGAGAAGTTAACACGATACGTGCCTGACTATGAGGCCCGTGTAGGGTGGATTGAATCACTAATGGTCGTGGACGAGGATGAGGATAGTGACTACATAAAGTTATCAGACGTTCTCGACTCCCTTCATAGTGTGGAGGGGGAGAAGATACCGAAGCCCGTTGTTGGCTATTGGGCAACGTGTGAGGGTTGTGGTTCGGCTGTTGCAGGAATGAGCGCGTCACACTTGACAGGTATTGAGGTATCTGAAAATATAGCCGAATGGGCTAGCGACGGGTATTTAGTCCATTGTTCAAGAGATCAGGATTGGTCGGTCACTATGGGCACTTGTTCTTGCCCCACAACCAAACAGGAGGGAGAGGGATGAAAGCATACGCTTGGACACCCGCACCCGATAGGTACGCCGACTATTCAACATTGATCTTCGCCAACAACAGGCAGGAAGCAAAGGTTTTAGGGTTTAATACAGATCCTAACCGTGGATGTGGCGACTTTATAGATTGCCGTATTCGCTTACTTCAGGAAACCCCTGATATTATGAATCAGGCTTTTTCAGAAGAACCACATTGCGTGGACAATCCACTTGCTTGTCAAGGGTGTGGACAATGGCAGCCAAACGGATGCACTTGCGGAACGATCTAATTTTAACCACCCCTAGTACGGGAAGAGAGGACTACGATGAAAAACACCGAACTAATTGAAAAATACAATGAGGGCGAACGGTCTTTTAGACTAGCCGACCTGTCTGGAGCCAGCCTGTCTGGAGCCAACCTGTCTGGAGCCAACCTGAGGGGAGCCAACCTGTCTAGAGCCAACCTGTCTAGAGCCAACCTGTATGGAGCCGACCTGTATGGAGCCGACCTGTCTGGAGCCGACCTGAGGGGAGCCAACCTGTCTAGAGCCAACCTGTCTAGAGCCTACCTGTCTAGAGCCAAATACGGCGAAACAGAAATACTATCTATTGGCGAAATCGGACCAGCACTTTCATCAGGCGGTCACACTACATACCTGGTATTAAAAGACCGAACCATCCATTGTTTGCGAGGATGCTTCTCTGGAACAATAGACGAAATGGACGCAAGAAGCAAAGCGGAACATACCCATGAAAATCGCAGATGGTACGAATCCGCGATAGCTCATATTAGAATGTCTGCTGAACAGGTGTGGGACAAGAGGATGACCCCGGACGCGAACCGCCCCAACGAGCAAATAGAGGATTAAGATGAGCGATAAATCAGAACTTGATTACGGTGTTACAGATGGTGACATATGCGCATCAGTTTCACCCGACCAACCCCTGGTACGGGAAGAGAGGAATAAGAAAATGGAAGCAAATACTCAAGTTTTTGCCTTTGAATGCGGAATAAGGGGCTATGATTACGCAACCGTAGTGAATCATTTTACGAGAGGAAGGGCAAGGGCTCAATTCTTTCGTGGTCTTGAATGGGACGGGCTCGGGTACACGGACATAACGTGCAGAAAGGTCGGGGCCGTTCGGAATACAGGCGGTTTTGCACATACCGCCAAGTACCGAGGTGTTGACTTTAACTGTGGTGATACGGTCTACGTAAACGGCTCGGTTGGCGTGGTTGTTGGCTCGAATAGTTCAGCAAACTTCAATGTGCTTTTTACTTCAGGCAAACACAAAGGGCATACCCTGAATTGCCACCCATCCGAAATTAAAACCGAGGCTCCCGATGAAGACTAAATGGACAGACAACGAGGCAATGATAGCTCTCTTGATTCCGTTTATGTGGATGGATGTGGGAATTGGATTTAATGCAATAGATGATAAATACCTACGGGTTCCTGTTGATCAACTCGATTCGTTTCTTAGCACCGTAGCGACCGAAGCGCGTACTGCGCCCGATTTGGTGTGGGATTTTCGCTCTAAAATAATGATAGCGGCTTGGGATACGTGGTATTCAGACACTCCGTTTGGTCAGTTTATGATTTGCAACTCTGGTGTAGATTACCAAATTCACTTTATGGGGTTAAACAATATCAATTTCCAGATTCTAGATACAAGGGCAACCCTACCCGAAGCCAAACGCCTAGCCCAAGACCACTACAACGAGCTAGTTAAATCAATATGGAAGGTGACGGAATGAAATGGTTTTTGATCTATTCGTTTTTCGCAGGGGCATACACTATCGCCACAATAAGACATTACGGACTTGCGAAGGCGTGTCCTAATTGGCAGACCAAAACGCTTATGTACCTGTCGTTTTTAATCCTTGAAGGTTCCGTGTGGGTATTGGGATTCGCCACAGACATAATGCAATTCTTTATGAGGGAGCAATCAAAATGAGCAATAAAGGAGAACAGTACAGAGCGTGCGCGTGTGGTAGTGATGATTGGATATATAACGATCACATTATCGTTTGTGCCAACGCTGAGTGTGAGTACAACCAACCAGTAGTGGGTGCAAGTCATTGGAATATGTGTATGAAAGCCATTGCCACCCAACCCCAAGCGGTTACGCAGGGGGAGGGATGAAGAGGACAGACGAAGAACGCCTATCCGAGTATCGTTTTAATAAAATTCTGTACAACTGGCGAAGGGAGCTCCGAAGAAAGAAGATCCAAAAACAGATCC